CGTAAGTTAGGTCCATGGGATTACGAAAGATATAGGTCATCGAAACTCCTAAACCTTTCCTGTTCCTATTCTTTAGAACTCGTGGTTCATAAAGGACTGAGTTCACAACTGCATGTCCCATTGATGTTTTGCTTGATGTGTTTCTAAGATCTTGAGTGAAAAAGCAATAATCATAAACGTCTCCGATCTTTGCTCCAGATGGGATTGCTCCTTCTCGGGCGGCTCTGTATAGTCTTAGGACTGCAACGAGATGGTGGATAGAGTAAAATCGTGGAAATCTGATATGATCTTTAGGCTGAGTTCTATACCAGAGAATTCCTTCCTCATCTACTTCTGGGCGGGATGGTTGAGCCTTGTTGAACATATCTACTCCTATAAGTATGGTTAGGTATGGCTGAACCTATATAGGTCTTATTGTTCATTTGCAATGGGTTAAGCGTCGCGATAAGACGTTAATTTGTTAAGAAGCTTGACCACCAGTTTTTTTGTGGTAAGCCCAAGGCAGGCGGCGGGAGGTTGCTGTGGTCTGCTGGGTTTTTAGTATGGTCAGACTTCTTATCTCTTTACTTCTTTTTATAAAGAAATAGAATATAATATTACCAATAAAAACAAGGGGTTGAGGGATAAGAAGCTTGACCATACTTTATTTGATATAGACTCAGTATAAACTGTGGGAATTTAGGGCTGTTATTTCTGTTTGGGTTGAGATAACCTGTAAAGCGAGAGATCTCGTCTCTTTCTTCATCATATGAATGCAGGTGATTAATGATGACTGACGAATACACACAAGACACATATGACAATAATAACGTGAGGAGGAGACCAATTTCGCTCCTGGATAGAAGATCAAAACCAGTAGTCGTGGATTACCAGGATGAGGATGGAGAGTGGCGACGTCGGATAAAAATGTCCCGGATAAAATTTGGGGATACAGAAAAAGCCATATTCTTGGAAGAATACCGGAAGTGGGGAAGAATGGGAGAGAGCGCCGCTAAGGTGGGAGTCTCGACCCAATGTGTCCGAGCTCATATACACGAAGATGAAGAATTCGCCGAAGCTCTCCTGATTGCTGAGGAAGAGTATCGAGAGAAACTCATTGGGCATCAGCAAGATCTTGTCTTTAATGGGACGATAAAGAAGAGTTATGATAGAAATGGTAATCTCGTTTCTGAAGAGACAATTTATCCGATTCGTCTCATTGAACTAGAATTGAAGAAGCATGATCCTGGATATAGAGAGCGCCAAGAAGTCTCTGTCAATCATTCTGGTGGTGTTCTAGTTGCTCCAGCAGAAATGTTGTCAATTGATGATTGGGAAAAGAAATTCCAGAACATGAAAAATGTCACACCGGATCCTCTCTTGATAAATGTTGAGGATGAAGACGATTGACCGAGTAGATCAATCCTAAAATCGGCCGAGTGAGTTTATCCGAGTCGTCATCCTCCTTTCGTCAGATGATTTATATTATCATCTTCATCTTCGAACCTCTGCTCTCACAGGATGAGATAAATAGAACTGTTCTTTGTGTGTGTTCCTGTGTTAGTGTGTAGGTAGGCAATGGTGCCTATCAACGAGGTAAACCAAATGGAAATCAAGCTCTACTCACCAAAGGTCTGGTCTTATAATCACTTGGACCAGAATGGTCATGCTCTACCGGGTCATGGTCATTTCTGCCGAGAAGTCCCTTACTCTGTCTACCAAGATAGTGTGAAGAACAACAAGGTTGGAGATATCGTTCGCGCACATGCAAGCAGCCCCGGCATTGGCTTCGTTGATCATCGCATAACCAGGATTGATGAAACTGGTGTCTATGCTGTAGAGGTCAACAACACGATAAGAGAACTCACTAAGGAGGATGTCATATGATGTCCAAAAGAATTGTTGCCAGCCTTCAATCGGCAACATTTAAGTAAAAATCGGCCGAGTCAGTTCTTCTGACTCGGTCTTCTCTTGAGTCATCTTCTTCTTCGAATATCTTTCAGATAAATGAGGATGAAGATAAAGAAGAGATAAATGAGGATGAAGATAAAGAAGAGATGGGTTGTTCTCCCCGCGTCACATTCTACTGTGTAGGTGGGTAATAATGCCTGCACAAAGAAAGGTAAAACCGATGGACAATCAATCACATGGCCCGTTTCGTAAAACCCACATTTACACGCTTAACCTGCCCAAGAAGTTCTTGCGTGAAACTCTTGCCCAAATGACAGAAGAGTATCTGGCTCTTGGTGGCAAGATCACTGTCGGTCGCACAGTATGGGCGCGGGGGGCACGGTGATGGTGTGGGGGTCAACAGCGTCCATGTGGTGATGTTACTCTCCACGCATCTGGTCCTCGGCCTCGGTGCAAAGGTGACACTTTGCGATTCACACTCTATAATGGTGATGAAGAAGTTCGTTCTGTTTAGTTTCAAGCAGTAATCAACGATTGAAATGAGTGAGGGCTTCGGTCCTCACTCTTTCTTTGGGCGACTATCATCTTCTTCTTTTCAAAAATTGACGAGTGATTGATTGACCGAGTCGGTCAATCCGATCGTCTCTTCAACCGTCAAAATCATTATCTTCTTCTTCTTTCCTCGCCTCATTTTGCTGCACCGCAGCATCCACACATGCCGCAGCGCAGCAATAAAAATTTTAAATTCTTTTAGTTTGGCCTTAATTTTGCCACATTTGCCTGCCATATATGTAATTGCCAATAACGGCGCAACACAAGCAAAAGGCACTAACACAATGGCAAACGCAAACACTAAAACCGCAGCACCTGCAACCAAAGCTAAGGCACCTGTAGCACCTACCGCAGCGCCCGCAGCACCTACCGCAGCGCCCGCAGCACCTACCGCACCAACTTATATAATGGGGGGCTGGCCTGCAAAAGCGCAAGGCGGTGGTAGTGTGCGCGCATACTGTTATCAAGTAGCACAAGGCTTGCTTAAGGCAAATCCGGCAGGCTTTACAAAAGCGCAATATGCTAGTGCGCTTGCCGCAAACGCCGCTGGCAGCACATGCAAGCAACCAAGCACAGGCTGGGGCACTAGTGCTAAGCCCAACGGTGCAGCACATGCCCACGCCAATTGGTTTGCGCACACCAAGCAAGGCTGGCTTGTCCCTGCCCCTAACAGCAAGGCTTAAGCCTGCCCTGCCCCTGCCACTAGGGCAGGGGCAACACTTAACCTAAAGGTGCAAAATGTTACATATTCTCTATCCACTGGCGGGCGTTGCGTTTGTTGCATACGTGCTATGCAATACTTATGCCGGTCTGCTTGCCACGCTGGCAACCCTGCCCTAGCACTACCCCGCCCCTAGCATGGCTGTAGGCCGCTAGGGGCTGTAGGCCGCTCTCCCTCCACCCCACTTGTCAATCAACCCGACACTTTCTGCATTCCAAAAATAAAAAACGGAGATGGACTCATATGGCTTTTCTCATATACAATGAAAACGAAATTCGCACAGGAGCTATGCCCGATTTTTCAAAGTTAGACTCCAATAGACAATTTCGAAGACATTTAGAAAATTGGTTCTTTTTAAAATTGACCTTGCGTAATGGTAATATGATTGATAGACATCAAGCCAGTAAGGAAATGGTTATTTGTGACCGGAAATTAGAGTTCTGGGAGAAAAAACCATCATTTGATCAGAAACAAGCAGAAATCGATATCGCCGAACTTCGCGATTTATGGGAGTTGGAGTATGACAGAAAATCTGGATCATGAAGCAATCTTAGCAGAATATTATAAGAAACAAGGTAAGAAGAAAGTTCATTTTTGCCCAGAATGGGACTTTATGGCAATCCACGAAGAATCACCGGAATTTCAGGCTTGTTTATGCTATTCAGACGAGCTACCTTTGACATAGTCAAATCACATGGCGCGCACGAGTGCTATTTATTGGGATTATGATCGTGTCCGAAGTTACAGAATTTCCTGTATTGAAGATTCTTACTGCTGACGAAGCCATTGCTGTATCACAGAGGTTAGGAGCGAAGAGAGGGGTGATCATGTATGATTGCCCTTGTGGCTGTGGTAAGATTGATACGATTTATATAGGGGAGCCCAATGTTAGGGATTTGCTCTTCTATGCTAAAAATTTAGAGAACTACGCAATGGTAGAATATTGTGAAGATATAGAGCAGAGTAATGAAATTTCCTGATAATGTTGTCTGGAGACCCATGAAGGGGAGCCAAGAGGCTTTTCTTTCGACAACTCCGATATTTGAAGTTTTGTTTGAAGGGACTCGCGGAGGCGGGAAAACAGATTGTCTGCTTATGTCATTCGGTATGCATATTGGAAAAGGATTTGGACCAGCTTGGAAAGGAATTCTGTTCAGGCAGACTTACAAGCAGCTTGGTGATGTGATTTCGAAAACACAGAAATGGTTTCCTCAAATTTGGCCGAAAGCGAAGTTCAATCAATCTGATTCGAGTTGGACTTGGCCTGATGGTGAAAAGCTTCTTCTTCGTCAGTTTATGAAGAGTGATGACTACTGGAACTATCACGGACACGAATACCCATGGATCGGATGGGAAGAGCTCTGTAACTGGCCGACTGATGAGGGTTACAAACGCATGATGTCATGCTGTCGAAGCTCACAAAAGGGTATGCCTCGTATGGTTCGCTCAACGACTAACCCATATGGACCTGGACACAATTGGGTGAAACATCGCTTCAAACCTGGAGTGATGAATATGATTGTTCGGAAAGACTTGGTCGATGAAAATGGCATGAAAGAGCCACCGAGACTAAGTATTCATAGTCATATTGACGAAAATATTGCTCTTTTGGAAGCTGACCCTGATTATAAGCAGAAAATCGCTGCAAGTGCTCGTAATGCGGCTGAAAGAGCAGCTTGGCTTGAAGGTTCTTGGGACATCGTCTCCGGAGGCATGTTTGACGATGTGTGGGACCCGAAATGGAATGTGGTTCCAGTGTTTGAAATCCCTGAAAATTGGCGAATTATTCGTTCTTTTGACTGGGGCGCGTCAAAACCTTTCTCTGTTGGGTGGTGGGCCATTTCTGATGGATCAGATGTGCAATGGCCTGATGGAACTTGGCGATCTACAGTTCGTGGAGACGTTTTTCGTGTGCGGGAGTGGTATGGATGCACTGGAAAGCCCAATGAAGGACTAGATCTGCTCGCATCAGAGATCGCAGAAGGTATAGTTAAGAGAGAATTAGAGTGGGGTTGGCGTCGCCAAGCTGAAAACTGGTGCAGAGTAAAGCCTGGAGTAGCAGATTCGCAAATTTTTGCTGCTGAAAATGGAAATTGCATTGCTACAGACATGAAAGTCAAGGTTCGACTAGATGATGGCTTCAAATATCCAGGAATTAGATGGAATCCAGCAGACAAACGTCCTGGAAGTCGTGCTACAGGCTGGACACAAATGCGTCAGAAGCTGAAAAATGCTTGGCCGAACGTGAAAAAAGTAAATGAAGAGAAAAGATTGTATCCTCGTGAGAGACCTGGACTCTTCATCTTCGAGCATTGTAAATGGTTTATAGAGACAGTTCCTGTATTACCTCGTGATGATAAAGACATGGACGATATAAATACAGACGCAGAAGATCACATCGCAGACGAAACTCGTTATCTCGTTCGCTTTATTCAGCATCCTAGCTCTTCTGGATCAGTAATCGGGAACTATTAGGCTTGCAAGACAAATATGTTTTAGGATAGGCTCAGCAATATGGTAAGTTCACTCTCATCAGCACATCCTGAAGCATCTCATGCGAGAGATGATTGGGTTTTAATGCGCGATGCCTATAAAGGCGAACGAGCAGTGAAATCTCGTGGCTCTTTGTATTTACCTATGACGAGCAGTCATATCATTGATGGTGCTTTGACGAATATTACTTCTGTCGGCTATAAAGCCTATGATGCTTACAAGAAAAGAGCTCGTTTTCCTAATTTTACCCGAGAAGCTATTCAGATGGCTATCGGTATGATGCATTCACAACCACCAGAAATTAAAATGCCGAAAGTGATGGAGAAGATCACTTCTCGGATGGGAGAATCACTGCCTGTGCTTCTAAGGAAGATTAACACTGAGCAATTGATGACTGGTCGCGTTGGTTTGATGGCTGATTTGGCGACTAAACCTCTCCCAGGAAAAGATCTACCATATTTGGCGACTTATGTTCCTGAAAGAATCATTAATTGGGATGATGGTCGTGTTGAGCAACTTGTTCCACAGAGTTTGAATCTAGTTGTTATCAATGAATCTGAATATGAACGTCAATCAGATTTCACTTGGGACGAAGAACAGAAATATCGCGTTTTGATAATCGGCGACGTTGTTGAAAATGAACAAGAAGCTGTTTATCGTCAAGGTGTATTTGAAGAAGAAAATTTTGATGAAAGTAAACTGATCACTCCTACATGGAGAGGCAGAACTCTCAGTAAGATTCCATTCGTATTTATAAATTCTTGTGATATTACTCCAGACGTTGATGATCCACCTCTATTGGATCTTGGTAATATGTGCATGACAATCTATCGAGCAGATGCCGATTACAGGCAGAATTTGTTCATGCAGGGTCAAGATACTTTTGTCACAATTGGTGGGGCTTGGGACGAAACAGAAGAAGTTCGAGTTGGTGCAGGTTCTCGGATTGATTTGCCCCAAGGTGCCGATGCTAAATATGTCGGCGTGACAAGTGCTGGTCTCAGTGAACAACGTCAAGCTCTTGAGCGTCTTGAAGCACGTGCTTCTAGTATGGGAGCACAAACTCTTGATAGCACGAGCAGAGAACGTGAATCTGGTGATAGTCTTAGAATTCGAGTTGCTGCTAGAACAGCAGACTTGAATACTATTGCTGACACTGGTGCTGCTGGACTAGAACACATATTGAAAATTGTAGCTGAATGGATGGGTGAAAACCCTGAAGAAGTTTCAGTTCTTGCAAATAAAGAATTTGGTGAAATGCCATTGACTGGACAGTCGATGGTAGAAATTGCAACTGCTCGTAATCTTGGTTGGCCGATCTCTGCTAAATCTATGCATGATCTCTCACGTAAGCGTCACATGACGACGAAAACGTTCGAAGAAGAGCTTGCAGAAGCCAAGAAAGAGAATGACCAAGAAGATTTCGTTTTTGCAAAACCTGATTCTGGTGATAGGGCTGCCCTTCAGCCTAATGACCCGAATAATCCTGGAGGTCAGAATAAAACTCCAGGTCAAACTACTAACCCGAGTGGGAGAGATAGCAAATGACAATGTTGGAAAATTTCACTGATTGGCTTAAGTCTGCTTGGGCAGATCATCCAATCTACACTCTAATGTTCGGCGGTATTTGTTTCGTTATCGGCGGCATTATACTCTAACAGGGCGTGATGCCCAATAAGATAGGAAAAATCGGATATGGATCCGCTAGAAATTACTTACGATTCAATTGATGCAGTTCCAGAAGCATTTCGTGGACTTTATTCTGAAGACAATGGAAAAGCAGTTCTCACTCATGTTAATGGGTTGAAAACTCAACAAGATATTTTCAATGTTCAGGAAGCACTTCGTAAAGAACGTGCTGATCACGCGGCTGCAAAACAAGCTCTTCAACCTTGGACCAGATTGGGAGATGATCCCACCAAGATTCAGGCACAGCTTGATCGCATCACTGAACTTGAAGCTGCTGCTGGTGGTTCTCTTGATGAGACTAAACTGCAATCTCTTGTTGAAGCACGTCTATCACAAAAGACTGCTCCTCTTGAACGACAACTGAGAGAAACAGCAACAACTCTCGAAACACTTCAAACTGAAAATTCTAACTTGAAGAATTCTCTGCTTAATCGTGATAGGAATGATGCTATTCGAGCAGTAGCAATAGAAATGAAAGTATTACCAACTGCTATTCCAGATGTGGAAATGGTTGCTGGTATGTTTCTTGAACGAGATGAAACTTCTGGTCAGTTCATTGTTAAAGCTGATGCAAAAGGTGTGACACCTGGAGCAGATGTAAAACAATTCCTGAAAGAAATGCAGATTCAACGTCCCCATTGGTGGCCTACTTCTCAAGGTGGTGGTGCTGGCGGTGGACGTGGAATGGGTGATTCAGAAGACAATCCTTGGTCTGTAAAAGGCTGGTCTCTTACAAAACAAGGACAATATATTAGAGAACATGGTTTGGCGAAAGCTGAAGAAGCAGCAAAATCTGCTAATTCAAAAGTTGGAGCTACTCGTGCAACCGTGAAGACTTAGCGGGAAGTTCCACCCAGATTCCCGCTAAAGCGCCCCTGTTGAGTTTTGCCCGGAGCTCCAGGGGCGCACTCGTTACAAAAACACTGTTGCAATCTTTCTACCTTGCGGGTATGGTATAAAGCATTCGTTTGATGACGTGATGTCATCTCCCCGATCAGCGAGCATGGGTTCGCATTCCCCAACATAGCCATTGAAAGGACAAATCATGGCAGCAGGTCCTACGACTCGGGTGAGCGACATCATCGTCCCCGAAGTATTCACCCCTTATATGCAAGTTCTCACTGAAGAGAAGTCTCGACTGGTTCAATCTGGTCTGCTTTCTCGTTCAGAAGCTCTTGACAATCTTCTCTCTGGTGGCGGTATCACTTTCAATGTCCCGTCGTTCCGAGATCTTGACAATGATGCTGATCGCATTTCGACTGACACTTCTGTGCCTTTCGCAGATGCTGATGCATCTCTTCCGACTGGTGTGGCTCGTCCGCCCAATCCGCTGAAAATCCAAACTCAGCGTGAAATCGCTGTGCGCTTGAATCGTAACAACTCCTGGTCCACTACTGACCTCGCTGCGATTCTTGCTGGTGCTGACCCGATGCAAGCAATTGCGAATCGCGTCGCTGCATACTGGACTCGTCGTCTTCAAGCTGCATTCATTGCAACTTGGAATGGCGTTATCGCTGATAACTCTGCAAACGATTTTGGTGATTACATCAATGATATCTCCGGTGGTGGTTTTGTTGATGGTGTGACCAACTTTTCTGCAGAGGCATTTCTTGATGCTGCTCAGACGATGGGTGATTCGCAAGAAGATCTGGTCGCCTGTGCTGTTCACTCGGTTGTTTATAACCGTATGCAGAAAAACAACCTGATTGATTTTATTCCTGATGCTCGTGGCGAAATCAATATTCCCACTTTCCTTGGGCGTGAAGTCATTGTTGACGATGGTCTTCCTCGGACTGGCTCTGTCTACGATACTTGGCTCTTCGGCGCTGGTGCAACTCAGATGGGTGTTGGCACTCCTCCGGTTGCAACTGAAGTTGAGCGCAAAGCTGGTGGTGGGAATGGTGGTGGTCAAGACGTGCTCTACTCGCGCGTCATGTGGACTCTGCATCCTGCTGGTCACGCTTGGGTTGGAACTGCTGGTGATGGTGGTCCTGCAAACACTGGAACGGGATCTTCGGATCTTGATGAAGCAGCTTCGTGGAACCGTGTATATCCCGAACGCAAGCAAATCAAGTTCGCTCGTCTCGTAAGCCGTGAAGCATAATAGAGGGGCCGAAGCCCCTCTTTT